ACGATAGTATTTGTTGGTGTTGATTGTAAGAGCTCCAAGACCCTGTGTAAGACCCTGAGCGAATGGGTTTGCAACCATTCCGTAACGAGTCTTAAAGCCGATCTTTGGCTGGAAGCTTGACTGATCAACTGCACGAACCATCTGTAGTGGAACGTATGGACAGTAGAAGAGGCCAGCATCAAAAGCACTTGAACCTTTATAGCCAACGGTGAGATAGTTACCACCGAGAGCGTATGGATCAATATAAACCTTTAGGCGACCATTGAGAACACCAGCAAAGGTGTTTCCTGTATCGTCAACCTGTAGGTTGTTTGAGTTAAGAGCAGGAGCGTAGTCTAGAACGCCAGCCATCTGAAGAGCAGAAGCAACGTCTGAAGAACAGATAACGATGTTACCTTTTCCTCTACGGGTCTGCTTAGCGATCTGGTTAGCTTCACGCTCTAGCTGGAACATTAGACCTTTGAACTTCTCAACTGACCAACGGCCATTTGAATCGGTATCAAGATCGAAAACACCAGCAGTTGTTGTATTCTCTTGAGCGCCAACTTCTGCAGTGATATTGATTGTGCGAACAACCTCACGGTTGATCTCAGCAAGAATCTCAGCTGAAAGAATATTGGCGAGCTCTGTTTCAGCGTCAAGGCCATGGATTGCTTTAAGATCCTGAGCAAGTTCCATGGTGTACTCTGCCTTGAGAGCGCGAGTGTTAGCTGTAACAGTAACCTTCTCAATTGAGAATGCCATCTGTGGGAAAGCTGTATTTGAATCAGTGCCTAGAGCTTCAGCCTGGGCAGTTGACATACCAGCACCTGTGTTATAGGTGTTGACAGCTGTTAGTGGTGAAGTATTTGTTGCGCCTGGAATTGTACCAACGAACTTATTGCCGAAGGTGTTAGCGCCAGATGTAACAGAAGAGAATGCAGTATTAACTTCGTTATAGAATGTTTCTGCACCAGCGTTGTTGAATGTTGTTGTATTAGCATAACGTGAACGCATGGCGAAGATAAGGCCAGTTGGGCCTGTCATTGGCTGAACGCCGCAGATGTCGTAAGCAATTAAGTTAGGCAATGCACGACGAACTAGGGAAATAAGAACTGGATCGAAAGTATCGATGCCGCCTGTTCCCTGAGTTGAGCTTGAAGCGCCCATAAGGTTTGAGTGAACAAGTGAACTTGTCTCTGTTAGTGTCTGATAGTCACCATGAGCAGCTGACTCGCGAAGAGCCTTCTCGGTATTCTCGAGCATTACTGCTGTTACTGAACGACGATGCTGGTCCTTAATAGTTCCTAGAGCATCATGGTCGAGCACTGGTGCCCACTTATTTTGGATTTCCTCAGCTAGATACATTTAATTTTCCTTTCTTAAGAAATATACTGTATATATTTATAATAAATTACTTTTTAACAGTTCTGGCAAGAGCCTGAACGTAACGATTGACTGAAGGATCAACGTTAACTGATTCAGAAATTACGCCTTCAAAAGTTTCTTCTTCAATGTTTGAAGAATATGAAGTTGATTCATTTTTAAAGTAGTTTTCTTTGACGATCATTAACTTCTTTGAATAGATGTCAAGATCACCATCGAATTCAATTCCTTGTGCAAGAGCAGCGAATTTCTCTTGTTGTGTCAATGCGAGGTCTGAAGCGATCCCTTCAAAGATTTCTTTTCTATGACCTTCAACAACAAAATTTCTTAGCTCAACGTTTTCAGAAATTGATTCATCAAGTTTAGATTCTAGAGCAGCGACCTTTTCAGCCATCGCTTCAAGAACATCAACCTTATCTTCTGGAACATTGATATAATGCTCAGCGAAAAGGTTTTTCAATCCTTCAACAAACTCGCTTGTGAGTTCGTTACGTAGGGTTGATTCAATAGCTACTTCATTTTCTTTCATCCAGTTTTCAACAACATAATCGAGATATGTGTCGAGCTTTGATGTTACTTCTTCATTGAAGATAGCAATTTCTTCTGATAATCTTGTCTCGAATTCTTCTTCAAGGCGAGCAGTTTCAGCAATTAATTTAGCTGATACAGCAGCTTCGAATAATGTCGAAACGTTTTCTTTAAATTCTTCTGAAAGATCTTGACCATCGAACATTGCCTCAACGTCTTCTTTGACGTTTAGTTTTGGCATTGGATCTTTTGTCTTTGGACCTTTACCGAGTTTAGAATCAATTGTTGCCTGATTAGCAGCTGACTTGTCGCCAACTCCATAATCTTTTCCTGGACCAAACTGTGCCATTGTGGCATTGAACCAATGAGTAAGATCGCCTTTTGACATACCATGCATTTTGCTCATGACAGATGTCATCATTTGAACTTTTGACATTGGGTCAGAAGGACGTGCTTTTGGATGAAGCGAAGCAGCAGCAAGTGTCTCTTCAGAAACTTCTGTTTCTTCTTCGCATTTTTTCATGCTCTTTTTAGAAGACTCTTCCTCTTCTTCCTCTTCTTCCTCTTCTTCTTCGCGCTTCTTGCCTTTTACTTTTGCTTCCTCAAGAGCGTTTAGATTTTCGAGGTCAAACTCTTGTTCTTTATTTGTCATTAGAATAGTCTCCTATTAAAAGAAATTTAAATTATTTATAATAATTTGGATTTTAATAAACTAGAAATATAGTTTTCAAAAATAGCAAATTTTTGCTCTTCTAATTGTTTTTTAGACAATTTATTAATTGAATTTTTTGTTTCATGAAGTTTTTCTTCTAACCAAGTATCTTTGACTGGATCATAGAGCCATTCGACTCCTTCCATAATGCCGTTCACAAAACATCCAGGACCACTTGGGTCGGAAACAATATCAACTGTGGATAATTTGAAATCACTCTGAACAACCATAACACCATTTTGTTCTTTTAATGAACCCATACCACGCGTCGAAACACCAAGCTGACCTCCTGATTCTAAAAGGCCGCGAGCAATTTCTCCCATTGGAGTTGATGTAATTTTGGCTTTACCGTTTACGAAATTACCATCCCATTTTAATTCTGTAATAATATGAGAAACACGATCTAAATTTATGGTTGGCCCAGAAGGATGGTTCAATTCACCAAAAGCTCTTTTAGCGTTAACCACTTCTCTGAGGTATCTAGAAACTTCGTTCTCTAGAATATCCTTTTTATAAAGCCTTCCGTTTTTATTTTTTTCTTCAGCAGTCATGAAACGACCAATAATAAAATGCTGATTCTTACCATCTTCAGTTTTTTCAGTAATATATTGTGTTTCTTCTGTTAATTCGGCGATGAGTTTCATTTTACCCTCTGTATGCGACTGGTGTTGCTAACATACCAGTTCCTTGAAGTGTGTCGGTTAATTCTTTAACGACAAAAATTGGTGCTGTATTTGTAACAGTGGTATTAGCATATACAACGCCATTAGCATAAGCGATGTTTAAAACAGCAGCAGTAGTTGGATTCACAACTCTGCAAAGATTTGCAGAGTTACTAAAATTGTTTGCTGTTGTAATTGCTCTTTCTGCGCCAAGTAATTTAATAAACATTATAGAGTCCCCACATCTAATCTACCAGTTGTCCATCCAGCAGCACCTGGTCCAGTATAATCTGTGTTAGTTGCTGAACCTGATTCTGACTGACCATGCATTTTCCATGCTTTGGCATAAAGAACCTGTGTTCCTTTTTCTTTACCATATTCTTTAACAAAACGTTCTTTATTTGCTTTGATCCACTTTTCAATTTTTGGATTTGGGGGAGCAACTTCATTAACAATATCTTCTTTTAACTTTTTATCAAGAAGAATCTTTTTACCTTTATATCTTGGCTCTTGATCTGAACCTGATGGGCAGGCAGATTCACCATGCACTTCGCACATTACACCTTCATTGGTATGATTGCAAGATGATTCATAAACTCCATCTTTCTGGAACTTATACTTTGTTGTTTTCTTAGTAGTTCCCTGATAAATATGATCATCATTTCCAACACGATCATCATGTTTTTCAACTTTATGTTTCTTAGCAAAATCTAATTGACCCTTGTTTCCCTCTGGAGACATGGCAAGATCTTTGAGATCTATTGGTTCTGTTTTACTGGATTTTACTCCAGCTAGAATATCTGAAAGGCTCTTGGCCATTTTTATTCCTCCGAGTTATCTGTATCTAAATCTGTAGAACCAAATTCATCATCGTTTTCAAAATCTACATCTTCAATTTCATCAGATGGTTCGTAACCATACATTTGTTGAGCGACTTCAATTTTCTTGTTTTCAATTGCTGATCTAATTCTGTCAACAACAAGATTATCAAAAGCTGTTTCAAAATCTAATGGTTTTTGATCCAATGCTGCTACAACTAAATCATTTAATTCATATTTATTATCTTCTGACATTTCACTCACCTTTGTTATTGTGGCTGCTGTTGTGGAGCAGCAGCACTAACTTGTTGCATTAAACCTTGATTTTTTGCGATAACCTGAACAGCTGCTTTATACTTGGCTTCATCTGCCATAGTTCTATTAGCTTTAGGCATCTTTTTAATCTGATCTACAATTATCTGAGCGTTACGTAATTGTTCAATTCTTTGTTGTGTTTCTGGATCTGGGCCACCTTGTGCTCCTTCAACTCCTGGCTGTAACATTTGCTGCTGTTGAAGTTGAGCTTGTTGATCTGCCATTTGAGCTTGTTGTGCCATCTGTTCATTATTTAAAATAGATGGATTAACCCATCTAACATCTCCAGATTTATTTTCAATACTAATTTCTTTATCCTGTTCAGCAACATCATCGTCTGATTGATGAAGAACATTTTTACGAACCCAATCATGAGAATAATATTTACCAACCATATCCTGAATATTTCTAGCTTGATTGATTCTGCCTTCTAAGATTTCAGCGTCTTTGAGTTCACCGAAATAATTATCTTTAGCGAAATCAAATTTAATATCGTCAACAATATTCTGCCAATCTTCAGGAGTTGTAATTCCTTTGAGGATTAATTGTTTTTCTAATAGCTTAGAAAATAGCTGAGAGAATCTTCCTCTAAGTCTTGTAATGAAACGAACAAATTTTAATTCGTCTCTTGTAATTTCTGTAGCTCTACCTAAAGAAAATAGAGCATCTGAATTAAGTCTAGACACTGGAACATTAAGAGCGTTCAAAAACTTTTTCTGAAAGTAAAGAACATCATCCATCTGTCCTAGTGTCTGACCGCCTGGCAGGGTAGTAACCTCCGTACCTCTACCACCTTCACGACGAGGAAGCCAATAGTCTTCAAGCATCGTCATGAATTTACGGTCGTCTCTAATATCTCCTGTTTGCGCATCATAGATTAAACGGTTCTTGTGTTTAACCATGATGTCACGAACATATTGTTCTGCCTTCATCTTAGGTAAGTTACCAACGTCAATATACCAAATACGACGTTCTGGTGCACGAGCAAGGCGATAAATGACTAATGCATCTTCAAGTGTACGCAACTGGTTTAGCGGTTTAATTGCTTTATGAAGATAAGAAAGAACCATTGTTCCTTGATTATCTGTTAAACCAGAAACGCAATGAAGGATTGAATCTTTAGCAATTTTTAATCCAGTAGTTGATGGACCAACAGCTTTGTTACCGAAATTGAAACCTTTATCATTAAAGATAAAATATTCATTAACAGTTTTTGTTACTACTGCATCACCTGGATTATTTGCTTGAACTTTTCTTTTTTGAACTTCTCTAACTTTACGGATTTTACGTGGGTCAACGTAACGAAGTTCTTTAATTCCTTTTTTAGGATCGTTTTCATCAATAACAACATGATAATATAAACGTCCGTCAATATACCAACGACGATAAATTTCATATCCAAATTTATTAAATTCTAAAATGTTTAAACAATTATTAAATTCGTCTCTAATAATTTTTTTAATATTATCTGCTATTTTAAGTTCTTCAAGATTAATTTGAACAACGTGCTCTTCGTCAATAGCAATAGATTCATTTACGATTTCATCAACAGCAGCATCACATTCTGGTTGTAATGACATCTCACGATATTTGGTAACTAATTCTGCTTCTGATCTTACTGTACCATCAAGATCAACATACGTACCAAATGCTCCGCCTGCAGATACAACAACTGCTCCATCATCCGAATCCTTTGGCGGAGCGAAAGACGGTAACTGTTGTTCTTCTTGCTTTTTTTTACGGAATTCAAATCCAAAAAGTTCGGGCATTTATTTCTCCAAAAAAACGAGGGGAGGTTTGCTCCCCTCTATAATAATATAGTAGTATTTATTGCGATATTTTTCCTGGGGATGCAACTAACCCAGTATAGTCATTAGTTCTTCCAATTGAAGGATTAGTAATATTAGAAGGAACCCAATAATCGTAAGCAAAATTGACAGAGAAAGTCTCAACAGCATTTGCTGAATCCCAATCAAGAGCAATTGCGCCTATCTGAGTTGGGAAAGCGCCAACTAATACATAACTTCTAATTGGTGCTCCATCTTTAGCAAATTGGATTACTTCAATATCAGCTTTATATTGTTCTGCTACAACGCCTTCTAATCTAATATTAGTAATAATTGTATTAATAGCATTTGACCAACCCTCAAACATTGCACGAACAAGGAAGTCTTCATCATTCATTACTGTGATTGCCCAATCAGCGAAAGTTCTTTCTCCAGCAATTTTAATTTTACGACCAAAATATGGAACTTCAATCTGAGATATTGTCATTTCTGGTAATTCAGCTGCTCTACAAACAAAAGATAATTTTTGTGAAGCAAGAGTTGTTTCAACACCAATACCCGGAGGGGTTAATAAACGAACTAGGAAGAGGGAGGGGCGTGCCCCTCCGAAAACTAAACCTCTACTTTTGAAATCATTAATATTAAATGACATTTATTTACTCCTTTATGGGTTTTATTTATTTATTAAAATTTGCCAATAACTTCGGAGAATTGAACGCCAGTAGCAACAGCTACGAAATTCAACTGAATAAAGTTGATGCTTCTAGCTGGTTTGATATAAATGTCACCAACAAACTGGTTGCTATCGATAATCTGAGCAGTATTATTTCTATCGTCGCAAACGACTTCGAAATCAGTAATACCACGGCGACCCTGAATTGTTCTTAGATAAGGAATAACTAAGTTTTTAAATTGAGCTCTTGTAAAAGCATCATTGAATTCGAATAACGAATATTTAGCAGCTTGAGAAATTGCTTTTTCTAGAACTATAAACAACCTGCGAACGTTGATACGATCAAATGCGGAAGGTTTAGCTTGAGCAGTTTTATCTCCGTAAAGAACTGTTCCTTGACCTGGGAAAGTAACAACAGGATTAATTCCGTTACTGTATAGTAAGTCTCTA